GGACTATCGCGGCGAGGTTCCGCTCACCCGGCTCTGCCAGTATGCCGGGGTGCCGCGCGCCAACCTCTACCAGATCATGCGCGGCGATCTGGGGATGACCGAGAACTATCGCTCCCGCCTGGAGACCGCGATCCGGGCGGTCGAAGCCGGCTTGCGCTGGCGCAAGAACGGGAAGCATTGGGAGATGAGCGACCCGATGAGGTTCCAGGCGCTGCCGCGCTACGAGCGCCCCAAGCATCGGCCAGCAGCATGATCTATAAAATAGAGGATTGCGCGCACTGCGGCGGCGCCCATTTCGGCAGCCATGAATGTCCGATTGTCGAACATGCAGAGCAGGAGAACCGCCGTGATCATCGGGGCCACCCTCGTTCTCGCCGGCGCGTTCCTGTGGGGAAAAGCTCATGATTATGAAAAGTTGGTGCTGCTTGAATCGGTACTGCGTACATGAGTTCACGGTGGCGGACGCCGATCATCCCCCCTGCCCGCGCTGCGGCGGGCTGCATGTGCATTGGGTGCCAAAACCCATCGCAATCAGGAGTGAAGCGACCAAAAAGGCCGATGCGACCGTTGCGGAAATGCAAAAAATGTACGGCGATCGAAATTTTGTTTCGCCGCGCATGCACGAACGGATGGCGCCTAAGGTCAATCCGACTGCTGTCCCCGGCAAGACCCAGCGGTTTGCACCCGCGTCACCTCTTCCCGGATTTGCCCTGGACGTTCCGATTGGCCCCTCGGGCGCCATCGAGCAGGCGTATTGCGGCCCGACCGGGGTGACCGCCAGGGTGTCGGCACCGCTCGGGCAGCGCGCGCAGGCGACCAAGGTCGGCGGCAAGGGGCTTGGGGTTGGCGGCAAGTTCGAGGCCTCGCACCGGCCGCCCGGGGGAATACCGCGGTGAGAGCGCAGGGCTTTGACAACGAGATCGCCAGGCTCCTGGAGCGATACCAGGAGAATGAGAAGACGCTGATCGCCATGTTGACGATCGTCATCGCGGAGCGCGACGCTTTGCGCCTTGCGTTCCGCAGCCTGGGGGAAAAGCAGTGATCATTCCGAAGTCTCCAAAAAAGCGCGACGACGTCATCGACCAGGTCGTGCCGGCCGGGGGGATGCCGAAATAATGGCTGTGCGAATGATCAAGCGTTATGGCAAGGGCTTCGAGGACGACCGCCACCCGGCGCCCGGCTGGTGGCTGGATGTCTTCGCTGACGAAGATGATGGCTATGCGGAGGAGAAAGAACTGAATTTTGGTCCGTTCGAGACCATGCAGGACGCCGCCGATTTCAGGGACGCGAAAATCCAATGATCACCCCGAAGACCAGGCGTCTGCGCGTGGACTATGAATTGCGCGGGAAAACCTACGAGATTTGGACCGATTCCTATAACCCGGACAACAGGTGCTTGGTAGACCCGCGCAGGAACGAGATCGTGGATACCGATCGCGCCTTTGCCCCGCCGCTGACAAATGACGAATTGTTGGCCATTTACAGCTATGGGAAGGGATATTGAAATGACCGCCATCGACGAGGCAATCAACGGCAAGGAAGCTGACCGCTTGCAGCTTGCAGCATTGCTGCAAGCTTGTGCTAACGTGATTTTCCGGGTTGACGGCGATCGTGACTACATGAATCCGAGCGATTTGACAGTGCAGCAGACCACGGCAGCAGCGGACCTTTTGCGGCTTGCCGCAACGGCTCTTGGGGCGGCCCCATGATTATCCCGAAGACCAAACGCCAGCGCGATGACGTGATCGACCAGGTGGTCGACATCTGCCAGCAGTCGCGCCGCGACCGCGACATCCTCTACCTGATGCGGCGGCGGTTTCTCGACTACGGCACCAACGATTACACCATCGAGGTAAAGTACAATCGCCTCGAGGCTCACTTGGACCTGGTCTCCAGCTTTCTGTATGCGGCGGATCATTGCCGCTTCAACATTGCGGCGCCGCGCAACGCCGATGATGCCACGGTCGAGCAGATCGAGGCCCTGGAGGATGAATGGAACGACACTTTCCGCGATTGCGGTCTCGCCTATATGTTCGGTGATGCCGTCTACTGGGCGCTCAGCCTGGACAGCATGTTCCTCAAGCTCGGCTGGAACGATTCGACCAATGATCTGTTCGGAAAGCACATCCTGCCGGGCGACTTCTCGGTCTACGACGAGAGCGAGCCGGACCTGGACAGCCAAGAGGCTTTCATCCACACCTATTGCCTGAACTGGGAGAACGCGGTGCTCCGGCTGCTGCGCGCCGGCAAGCAGTCAGAAATAAAAAAGATGCGGCAATATCCCGGGCGCTATGACGAGGATTTGCCGCCGATCCTCTCTAATCTCATCATCGATGCCACCGGCGGGCCCAATCTCGGCGGCGCCATGCTCGGCCGTGCCTCGGCCGATTTCCAGCCGCGGCCGACCTACGAAGCGCAGTCGGTGAACCCGATGGTGCGGTTCCACGAGGTCTGGGTGTGGGACGACACCGTCGAGGACTACGCCATCTTCACCAAATGCGACGGCGTCGACGGCGTGCTGGCCGATTCACGTGAAACCATTGCCGCCATGCGCAAAGCCGACAGCGAGCGCGCCGCGCAATTGTACCAGAGCAACATCTTCGGCATCGAGCAGGAGCACCCGTTCGTTCCGATCGTGCCCTACAAGCGGCCCGACTTCTTTTTCGGCAAGGCGCATAGCGACATCCTCATCCCGCTGCAGATATGGACCAACGAGCGCCTGCAGCAGATCGCCGATCTCTTGGAGCAGAACGTCGACCCGAGCAAGATGGCGACCGGCTTTATGGGCATGACCGACGAGAAGATGGACGCGCTCGGTGGTCCCGGCGCCTCGGTCTACGACATGGTGCCGGGCGCCAAGCTGGAGATGTTCCGGCCGCCGGTGGTGCCGGACTTGTTCGCCGAATTCAAGGAGATCGGCGCCATCTTCCTGGAAGCCTCCGGCCTGACCGAGACCATCATGGGTCACGGCGAGCAGGGCGGCGCGCGCAGCGCCAAGCAGGCCAAGCAGATGGCCATCACCGGCTCCGGCCGCATCAAGAAGGTGGCGGTCGGGCTGGAGCAGCCGCTGGTGGCGCTCGCCGACAAGGGCATCAAGCTGATCAAGCGCAATTCGACCCAGCGCATGCGCACCGATTCAGGCCAGACGCTGCTGCCGGCGCAGGTCGCCGAGCCGCGCAGCAAGGTCCGGGTGGCCGGGCATTCGCATTCGCCGCTGTTCGCCGACGAGAGCAAGGAGCAGGCCGCCGGGCTGTTCAAGGCGCAGGCCATCGATCGCGAGATGCTGGTGCGCATGCTCAATCCGCCCAATGCCGATGCCATCATCCACAAGCTGCGCAAGCGGGTGGTGGCCGAAAAGCATGAGGCGGCTGAGCAGGCCAAGGCGCCGCACGCGCCGGGCAAGCACCCGCGCGCGGCGTGACCCTTCGATGCTTCGAGCAGCCCTCAGCAGACCTCAGGACGGCACTATACATAATGTGTGAGCCGGACTAGCCTCTCGTCTGCATCCTTGAAACCACCTTGTCGATAGGCAAAGGCAATCAAGAGAGGAGGGCAGCATGGCCAGGCGCGGTCGTCGTCATCGTCGCGGTCGTCGGTAGGACCGTTTTGATTAAAGAGCCCTCGGCCATGCGATTTGCTGGCCGGGGGCTTTTTCATGTGTCGCTACCAGCCCTTGGCGTTTGATGCTAAGCGCCTTCACATGCCCTTGCCCGGAAGCATGCCCGCCATGACCATGGGCGGCCCGATGCCGCCCGGGAGGCCGATGCCGAAATCCCCCTTCGGGGGCCCGACCGGCCCGGGCGCCTCGCCGGCGCTCTCGCCCGGCGCTGGCGCCGGCAACGAGGCGGCCGCCGTCGCCGACATCAAATCCACCATCCCGTTGTTGATGAAATCCGCCAACAGCTTTCCGGTCGGTGACAAGCGCCGCCAGGCTCTGCTGCGCGCGGTGATGGCGCTGGAGGCCAACTTCGGCAAGAGCGACACCGACGATCTGACCGGCGCGGCGGCGCAGCGCATCGGCGCGGCCGCCAAGAGCGGCCAGGGTCTGCAAGGCCACAACATGCCACCGCCGGGGATCATGCTGGGCGGGCCGTCGCCGACCCCCGGCATGGGCGGTGGCGGTGGCGGCATGATGGGCGCGCCAGGAGGAGGCATGGGATGAGCGAGTTTAACTTTTCGAAGCCAAAAGTCACCGCCGGCAAGATGGAGGAGCGCAAGAAGAAGAACGGCATGTTCCAGAATGTCGGCTCCTATCCGCAGCTCGGCGGCTTCTCCGGCGCGTCCAAGGTGCCGGAACGCGATCGCCCGCTGGGCCTGGAAAAAGGCGACTTGGTCCGCAAAGGCAAGCCAATCTGAGAACGCCACATGGTCAAGCGCCGCGACAGCAACAAGGTCTACGAAACCTCCTCGCCGTTCGAGGCCGGCGCCAGCAACAAGTCATTGGCCGACACCTCGAATGGCGTGCGCTCGCTGGCGCCGGGGCGCGATTGGACCGCGCATTTCTCACCAAGCTTCGACCCCAAAGGCTACGGCAACCCGGTTGGTTATCCCGGCGTGGCGCTGGTGCAGAAGGGCGATGAGAAATCGAAGCTGCCCTGGAAGGGAGACAAGTGATGGCCGAGATGCACCCGCAGACCGCCGTTGCGATGGGCAACCTGCAGCACCTCCTGGCCGGCAACCCGAAGACCCGCGCCAAGACGCTCGGCCTGATCAAGGAAATCGATCCGTCATATCGGCTGCCCGGCGACGTCGAGATCGCCAATCTGCGCAGCGAGCTCAACACCAAGTTCGAGAACGACAAGCGCGCCGACCAGCAGCAACGGGCGAAGAACCGCCGCGCCAACCAGCGCAAGGCGCTGGTGGAGTCGCACGGCGAGGACGTGGTCAAGCAGATCGAGGAGATGGTGGCCAAGAAGTACCCCAATTCTCACGACCTCGACCTGGAAAGCGCCGCCAAGATCTACGCCGCCGACAACGGTCCCGTCATGGCGCCCGGCCATTCGCAGAAGCCGGCGCGGCACGGCCAGTACTGGGAGTTCCCCGACATTCCGGGGCTCTTGAGCAATCCCGACAAGGCCGCCTCAGACATGGCCTATGCCATGATCGATGAGTTTCGCGGAAGGCCTGGCGGTTAAAGCTCTGTTTGGTTATTGATAGGAGGTAGATGTGCCGCAATTCGGTCAAGGAATCGTCCCGGCCCAGGGCGCGATAGCGGCTGAGCTGGCCGCTGTGACGCGCCGGGCGTTCCTTCCAAAAGTTTTCGTGCAATTATGGAAGTCGACCCCGTGGATGGCCGCCATGCTGTCGCATGCGCAGGTGGCCAGCGGTGGGCTATCGCCCATCACTGTCCCGCTGCAAGGCAACCCCATGGTCACCATCCAGAACGTCGGCTACGACGGCTCCTTCAACCAGCCCGGCACCACGCCCGGCCTGCAGAACGCGGAGTTCAATCTCAAGGGTTACCTTACGGCGATCCCATTCCTTGGCTTCGAGGGTCTGGTGCAGCTCGACTATTCGGTTGTGCCACTCATCGAGGCACGCATGAATGACGCGACCAATGTTACCCTCGATCGCTTTTCGTCCGATATGTACAACAACATCACCAACCTGCAGTCCATGGTCGGACTGCCGGCGGCGATCGACGATGGTACATTTTCCGCCACATACGGTGGCATCAATCGTCCAAACAACCAGTTCTGGAAGTCCACTTACGTCCATAATGGCGCTCCCGTCACCCCGACCCGCAACTTGATGCTGCAGTATATCAGCCAGGTCACCAAAGTGACCGGGGAAATCCCCAAGATGGGGCTGATGGGCTTCGGCACCTGGACCAACCTGGCGCAGGATTTTACCCCCAACGAGCGTTATGTCGTCACCCCCTCGCAGCCTTTCGGCGAGGGCAAGGTGGAAGCCCTGTTCCGGGCGCTGGATGTGGCGGGTGTACCCTTCTACCCCGATCCCTATTGTCCCGAGGGGACGCTGTACCTGCTCAACACCGACTATCTGTCCCTGTATGTGCATGAGCGGGCCTCGTTCTACTTCACCGGCTTCGAAAGCACCCTCTCCAACGGCCAGTTCGGCTACATCGGCGCGCTCTTGACGCTGCTGGAAATGGTCGACGTGAAGTGCAAGGCGCACGGCAAGTTCGACAACATCGCTTTCCTTCCGATTTGAGGTGACACCATGAGGATCGGTGGTCCGTTTCCGTTCAACCCGGCTGGCTCGTTCCCGGTCGCGCTCGGCGCCGGCGGGTATTTCTACGTGCCGCCCGGCCAGTACCTGATGAGCCTGGGGCCAGTGACCGCGCTGCAATGGTGGGACCCGATCGGCTACAGCTGGCGCGGCGGACTGTCGACCACCGACCATGCCTTTCAGGTCTCCTGCGACGGCTACAACTATCGCCTCGCCAATGTGTCGGGCGCGGTGACCGCCACCAGCGGCATCGTCGCCGGTTCCGGTGGCACCAACGGCATCGGCCCGACCGCCACTGGCAGCACGGTTTCGTTTGCGGCGGGCGCTGGCCTGACCGCCAAGGGCTACGTCATCGTCGGCGGCGCGTTGCCGGCGCTGGTGGTGGCGCAGCCGGGCGCGCAGTTCGCGGTGCCGCCGCTGCTCCTGATCGATGCGCCGCCGGCCGGCGGCATCCAGGCCACCGCGATCGCGACCATCACGGCGGGCGGCGCGCTCGCCACCGCCACCCTGGTCAATGTCGGGGCCGGCTACCAGACCCTGCCGAACGTCTATGTGGTGCCGCAGTTCCTGGATTACCCCGGCGCGCCGGCGATCCCCGGGGTCATTCCCAATCCACCGACGCCGGTGGCGCCCAACTTCCCGCCCGGCCTGATCGCGATCGGGCCCGGCGGCGGCGGTGCCGCCTATATCCCGCAGAACTTCATGCAGGGCCTGCAGGGCGCGTTCCCGTTTAGCTCGGGCGCCTTGGTCAATTTCGGTGCCGGCGTGCTTGCCGGCTCCGGCACCCTGACCGGCCTGGTGGTGACCGAGGGCGGCTCCGCCTATGCGGCGGCTCCTGCCATCAGCTTCGGGGGCACTTCGCTCGGTGCCGCGGCCGCCACCGCGGTCCTGGGCGCCGCCGCCGCCACCGACACCTCCATCGTCCAAGCCTTCATAAACGAGTAGCCGATGGACTGGTCCCCCTACACGGAGCTGCTGGACGCGCTGGCGCAGGCGCGCCGCGACGCCTACGAAAGCGCGCCCCGCACCACCCCCGGCCATGTCGAGGCCGCCATGTTCCTGGCCCAGGTCCAGACCCTCAACAAGTACATGGCGGAGCATCCGACCCCGGTGCTGTCCTCGCTGACGCCCGATACCGCCGTGTCCGGCGACCCGGATTTTGACCTGTCCTGCGCCGGAACCTATTTTACCCCCGACTGCCTCATCATGTTTGGCGCCGTCGCGGAGCCGACGACCTTCGTGTCCGCCACCGAGCTCACCACCATCGTCAAGCCGTCGCTGTTCGCCCCCGCTGTCGTGCCGGTGACGGTGCGCAACGGGCCGATGAATTCCGATGCGGTCGATTTCACCTTCACGGCGGCTGCGGAACCCGAGGCGGTGACCGAGGAGGAGCCGGACGGTTCGCCCGACGAGCAGCATGCGACCGCAAGGAGAAGGCATGGCACCCGAAGATAACGACCTGGAGCCGGAAATCATGGCCATCCGGGTCATCAACAGCAACGATTTTGCCATTTCCGACCGCTTCGACGGCGTGCCCTACGTGTTTGAGCCCAATCACGCCACCGCGGTGCCGATCGACGCCGCCTTCCACATCTTCGGCTGGCATCGCGAAGTCGATCCGGCCTACATGAAGAACTACGTGATGAAGCGGTTCGGCTGGAACACCCCGGCGATGCTCGAAAGCGGCCGCGCCGAACTGTTCTATTCCGGCCTCAAGTTCCAGCCCATCATGTACCGCATGGTTCCGGTCGAGGTGGACGAGAGCGGCGCTCCGCTCAAGAAGGAAAAGGCCGCCAAACCGCCTCCGCCCAAGCCGCTGGCCAACTACGACGATCTGCTGAACGAGCGGGAGGCGGCGCGAGCTGCACCGTAATCATGTCCCATGCTCCTGTCCGATTACATCTTTCAGGTGCAGGAGCTGGTGCATGATAGCTCCGGCATCGACTATACCTCAGCCGAGCTGACCGCCTACATCAACGACGCCCGCAACCAGATCGCCGATGATTTCTGGTGCGTAAGAACGTATTTCACCAACCTCTCCAGCATCGTCAACCAGGAGACCTACCCGATCACCTCGGGGGTGGGCGGCGCCAAAGTGACGGCCGGCGGGGTCTACGCGACCCCTCCCAGCGTCACCTTCGGGCCGCCTGGTCCTGGCGGCATCCAGGCGACCGGCATCGCCGTCATGGGCGGCACTGCACCCAACCTTTTCGTCCAGCAGATCGGCATGACCAACTGGGGTCTCGGCTATACCGCGGTTCCGACCGTCACCTTCGGCGCCGGCGCGGCCGCCGCCACCGCCATGGCGCTGCTCAACGTCATCGACATCTACACCATCTCCACCATCTGGCCGTCGACCCAGCGCCGGCAGATGCTGCTGTGGGCGCCGTTCGGAAAATTCAATGCGGTGTTTCGCATGAACACCGTCAATGCCGGGCCGCCGTCGGTCTGGAGCGGCTACAACGAGCAGAACCTGTTCTACTTCTACCCGGCCAACCCGGACAACAACTACATCCTGGAGATCGACGCCTTCGTGCGGCCGTTTCCGCTGGTCGCCCCCACCGACGTCGACACCCAGGTCAACGCGCCGATGAACGACATCGTGCAGTACTGGGCGGCCTACAAGGCGCTGCTCAAGGCGCAGAATTTCGAGCAGGCCAGCTTTTACAACAAAGCCTACGAATCGCAGGCCAAGAAGAAGGGCGCCAGCCGGTTTGCCCCGCGCCGGCCCAATATCTACCAGAATGTCTGGCGCCGCGTGCAGCGGGGGTACTGATGGCAGGGATTGCTCCAGATGTAGCCGCTACGCTTGCCCATGGCGCCCAACCAGACGTTGCCGTGCAACTTGCCCAGGCCGCAGATCCCCGGGTGCCCCCGAATTACGACCCCCATGCCCGCGACCCGGTGTTTGGGAAAACCCTGGAGGAGGTGCGCAAGATTTTTCCACCTGGCGGCCTGGAGGAGCGAGTAAGAGCAGGAGGCCAAGGACAGTTCGACCCAACAGCTGAGGGATTGAACGACAAGGACCGTGATTTCATCAAGAACCTTCCCGACGACATAGAGATTATGGAGCAAGGTCCGAACTACATGCACCTGCGGGTCAAGAAACCTGTGCCGGTGAGCTGAGGGGGCCTGGGCTGATGGCTGACCTGACCGCGCTGCAGACCGCCACCAAGAAATATATCATTTTCTCCGGCTTCGAGACGATGGACACCCAGTCGGCGCGCGAGGCGCTGCCCAATACCCGGCTGGCCTGGTGCGAGAACCTGCAGATCGTCGGCCCCAACCAGCTGGTGTGCTGCAACGGGCCG